GATCTTTCTTAGGTAGGCCAACACGAATTGCCAATTTTTCCTGGATTGTGGATCAGCCCTTCTTCGAAAAGTTCGATCCTTGGTCATTGTTCTTGAATGACCCCCGTGTATCAGAGAAAATTGCTAACTATGAACTATATAGGAGCAAATTACACGTTAAAATGGTAATCTCTGGCACTGGCTTTCATTATGGTCGTGCACTTGTGTCCTATAACCCTTACTCTGGGTATGATGACATAACTATAGAGAGGAATTTTCTTCAGCAAGATCTTGTTGCTGCCTCTCAAAAACCACATTTCTTCTTAAATCCCACTAATAACACTGGTGGTCAACTCGATTTGCCCTTCTTTTGGCATGAGAATTACTTATCACTAAGTGGTAACTTGAGGTCTTCTCTCGGAGAAATGATTATAAAATCATTTGGCAATCTAGCACATGCCAATGAAGGTAACGATCCCGTTAATATCACCGTATATGCATGGGCTAGTGACGTTGAACTCACTATGCCTACATCATTGACCACGCTTTCGGCTTTGGATTATACTCCACAGTCGGGTACTCTTAATTCTAATGATGAATATGGTAAGGGAATCGTTTCCGGTCCCGCGTCTGCAGTAGCGCAAGCCGCTGGGAAACTAACCAGCGTACCTTCTATCGCACCCTATGCCAGGGCGACAGAAATGGTAGCAAAAGGTGTAGCCGGTATGGCTACACATTGGGGTTATTCACGCCCTCCTATTGTTACCGATATTGTACAACAAAAACCCACACCAACAGGGAATATGGCTAATACTGACGCAGCTGATGCTGTTATGAAGCTATCTCTAGATTCTAAGCAAGAATTAACTATTGATTCTCGCACCGTTGGTTTGGATGGAGAAGATCAGATGGACATATCAAGGTTTGTCCAACGTGAGTCCTATCTGACTTCTTTTACTATGTTTCCAGAATCAGTAACCGACGCTATGCTGTGGAATTGTAAAGTTACTCCCAATCTCTATACAGTTAACGGTGCAGAAATTCACCCCACACCCATGGCATATATGGCTGTACCATTTGGTTATTGGCAAGGCAGCATAAAATACAGGTTTCAAATCGTCAAATCGAACTTTCACAAAGGTAAGATTTTATTGCGATGGGATCCACGTTCACATGGAGCCGATATTCAATATAATTCAGTATATAGTCGAGTAATTGACATTGCTGAATGTGATGATTTTGAAATCGTTGTGGGGTGGGGCCAATCAGTCCCATTTCTCGAAGTTGGTGAAATTACTCTTGTCGAGAATTTTGCTTATACTCGTTTCCCCACAGAAGAGGGTCTTACGAATGGTAACTTAGAGGTTAATGTGGTGAATAACTTAGTCTCCCCTAGTATAGATAGTTCCATCCATTTCAATGTTTTTGTCTCCGCCTGTGAAGACATGAAATTTGGCGAGCCATTGCCAAGTGCAATGGACAAATTTTCTGTATTCCCTCAAAGTCCCGAAAGGTTAACACCTCAATCAGGAACTATTGATGGTCCCGCCATCGCAGGCACTTCGGAAGGTCTAACAGACATTCCCACAAATCCCGAAGCTATCACTCCTATTTCCACCGGAGGTCAGGTAGCCGACCAAACTCTCAATGTTTTCTTTGGTGAAAGTCCAAAAAGCATTCGAGAACTATTACGACGTTATATCCGCCACAGGGTTGACGTTTTTGATCCCAACACTGCAGGTCTTGGTAATTTTTATACATTAAAATTACGAGACAAAGGCCTAGGTTATTGGGTTGGGGATGACCCAAACGGCATTGATATTGGTTTAACTTATTCAATTTGTACTTTTGCCCAATGGTTCATGCCCTGTTATGCTGCTTGGCGAGGTGCTACTCGGTCAAAGTACACGTTTAACAATTCCGCGTCCGACACTAATCCGACAGTTTCACGTATAGGTTATGCACCTTTTAATCGTGTAACGAAAACTGCTATACCTCATGCAGCAGAGGAATATGAACTCAGCGCCAAATTGACAATGTCAACCGGCAACGATACCGCTGGTGGTGCTGCTACAACCAATATAGGTATCAATAATACCATAGAAGTGGAAACCCCCTACTATAATGGTGTGCGATTTTCAACCGCACGATGGCCCAGCGCACTTTTTGCTAATGGATGCCATTCAAATCAGATTTCTACCGTTCTATATTCAAGTTCTGATACAGATCCCACTGTAACAGGTCTTCGGATCAACACTTGGAAATCCGTAGGAGAAGATTTTACGCTCTTCTTCTTTACAGGTTGTCCTATTCTCTACAAATATGCCAACACCCCGTTCTAAGTGCGCCTTGCACTTATACGTATATGTGTGTGCCACACTAAAGGCACAAATTCCTGGACAGGAATTAAATCTAGTCCGCTAGTCCAATGGGTGACCCATTGGAGCGGCTTACATTTGTAAGTCGTTGCTAGGAGCTAACGCTCTGCATTTTTATGATCTTAGATCTATAGTTTTTGAATGCAGGGGTTACTCCTTGCAGGAATTTTAATATAGGTCACAAATTTCATTAATTTGCACTAGTACATTGGTACCTAAGTACAGAAGATAACTATCACTTCTGTTTCCATCTTGGTACCAACCCTGGTCATTTAC